GTACTGGGAGAGACAGGACCTACCAAAGGAGTTGCTGAAGATACAGTCAATCTTCCATTGGAACGAGATGCCTGCTGAGTTTAAGGACAGATGGGTGGACTACAACGAGGATGAGTTCAATAGGCGTGAGGATGGGATGTGGTTCATGAATGATGGTCAGCCAACATACATCACAGGATCTCACTACATGTACTTGCAGTGGTCTAGTATTGACGTAGGATACGCAGACTACCGTGAGGCTAACCGTATATTCTTTATCTTCTGGGAAGCATGCAAGGCAGACATGAGAGCATTTGGTATGATTTACCTAAAGATTAGACGCTCAGGATTCTCGTTCATGTCATCATCTGAGTGCGTTAACATAGCCACTCTTGCTCGTGATTCTCGTGTTGGTATACTATCAAAGACAGGTGCTGATGCTAAGAAGATGTTCACTGACAAGGTGGTACCTATTAATAGCAGGCTACCATTCTTCTTCAGACCTATCATGGATGGTATGGACAAGCCTAAGACTGAGCTTGCGTACCGGGTACCAGCATCAAAGATTACTAAGAAGAACATGTCCACTGTCGGAGACAATGATGTGCTTGGCCTTGATACTACCATTGACTGGAAGAACACTGAGGAGAACTCTTACGATGGTGAGAAGCTACTATTCCTGGCACATGATGAGAGTGCTAAGTGGACTAAGCCAAATAATATCCTCAACAACTGGAGGGTAACCAAGACCTGTCTCAGGGTTGGTAGTAAGATTATCGGCAAGTGTATGATGGGATCTACATCTAATGCGTTAAGCAAGGGTGGAGACAACTACAAGAAGCTATACGAGGATTCAAATGTTTTAAATAGAAACGCTAATGGACAGACTAAGAGTGGACTATACTCTCTATTTATACCAATGGAGTGGAACATGGAGGGATTCATTGATAGGTATGGCATGCCTGTACTTAGAAAGCCTGCTGCTCCTATACTTGGTGTTGACAACCAGATGATTAAAAATGGTGCTATAGACTACTGGGAGGCAGAGGTGGACTCATTGAAGAGTGATGCCGATGCGCTTAACGAGTTCTATAGACAGTTCCCTCGCACGGAGTCCCATGCGTTTAGGGACGAGAGTAAGTCATCTATATTTAACCTAACTAAGATATACCACCAGATAGACTACAACGACTCTATGATTGAGGGTCAGCTAGTGACACCTGACCAGCGTGGCAGGTTCTTAATTAGCTGGGTCCCTCCTACCAATATGCAGAACAATGTGATTACAAGGAACGGCATGAAGTACCCTGGGAATGAACACCTTGGATCATTTGGCTGTGACCCATACGACATCTCTGCCGTAGTAGGGGGGAGAGGATCTAACGGATCGTTGCATGGTATGACTAAGTACCACATGGACGATGCGCCTGCGAACCAGTTCTTCTTGGAGTACATTGCTAGGCCACAGACTGCGGAGATATTCTTTGAGGATGTGCTGATGGCGTGTATCTTTTATGGCATGCCTGTGCTTGCGGAGAACAACAAGGCACGTATACTGTACCACTTTAAGAACAGGGGCTACAGAGCGTTCTCATTGAACAGGCCCGATAGGGTACTGAATAAGCTCAGTAAGACAGAGCGAGAGCTGGGTGGTATACCTAACTCATCTGAAGAAGTTAAGCAGGCCCACGCCTCTGCAATTGAGTCCTACATCGAAAAGTTCATTGGGTTCGATATGACCTCTACTTATAGACCTGCTGATGAGATAGGCACGATGCCATTTATTAGGACGCTTGAGGACTGGGCAAAGTTTGATATTAACGATAGAACGAAGCATGATGCGTCTATCAGTTCGGGGTTGGCTATAATGGCAAATCAAAAACATGTATATTTACCAGATAAAAAAGAATCGAAAATTAGTGTTAATTTCGCGAAGTACGCTAACACTGGAAATCAAAGTAAAATTATTAGATGAAAGATGTCGTAGTCAATATATCTTCAACAGCATTTCCAAGCCAGTTTGTTTCTGATTCGGAGAAAGCTACGCCTGAGTTTGGTCTTCAGGTAGGTCAAGCCATTCAGTACGAGTGGTTCCGGAAAGATGGCAGTAATTGCAGATACTATAATCAGTGGGCTGAGTTTCATCGCTTGCGTTTGTACGCACGTGGTGAGCAGTCTATTCAAAAATATAAGAATGAGTTAGCCGTAGATGGTGACTTATCTTACCTAAACCTAGACTGGACTCCAGTCCCTATCCTTCCAAAGTTTGTGGACATTGTTGTTAATGGCATGTCTGATAGACTATTTAAGGTTAAGGCATATGCACAGGATGCTATGTCTCAAGCAAAGCGCAGTAAGTATCAGGACATGATTGAGGGCCAGATGGTTGCCAAGGATGTCTTGACTACAATACAGAATGAGACAGGCGTTGATCCATTTATTATGAACCCTGATGAGCTCCCTCAAACTGACGAGGAGCTATCACTATACATGCAGCTTAAGTATAAGCCAGCAATTGAGATAGCTGAAGAGGAGGCCATCAATACAATATTTGACGAGAACCACTACCAGGATACACGCAAGCGTATTGACTATGACCTTGCAGTAATTGGCATTGGTATAGCTAAGCATCAGTTCCTACTAGGGGCTGGCGTTGAGGTGTCATATGTTGACCCAGCGAATGTTGTGTACAGCTACACTGAAGATCCATTTTTTCAAGACTGCTTTTATTGGGGAGAGATAAAGACTCTTCCTATAACAGAGCTTTTAAAGATTGATCCTACCCTTACGAATGAGCAGCTAGAAGAAATATCTAAATACTCTCAGAGCTGGTACGACTACTACAATGTAGCTAGATTCTATGAGAACAGTATGTTCAGTAGAGATACTTGCACACTCCTTTACTTCAACTATAAGACCACTAAGAAGATGGTCTACAAGAAGAAGATTCTTGAAGGTGGTGGTACTCGTGTTATAGAGAAGGATGACAAGTTCAACCCTCCTGTAGAGATGATGGATGAGGGCAAGTTTGAGAAGTTGGAGAAGACCATTGACGTATGGTACGATGGTGTGATGGTGATGGGTACTAACTTCTTGTTGAAGTGGGAGATGTCTGAGAACATGGTTAGACCAAAGTCGTCTTCTCAGCATGCTATACCAAACTATGCAGCTTGTGCTCCACGAATGTACAAGGGTGCCATTGAGTCGTTGGTGAGAAGGATGATACCTTTTGCTGACTTGATTCAGATGACTCACTTGAAGCTACAGCAAGTTATTGCACGTACCGTTCCTGATGGTGTGTTCATTGATGCGGATGGATTGAATGAGGTTGACCTGGGAACAGGGGCGGCTTATAATCCAGAGGATGCACTAAGACTATACTTCCAGACTGGTAGTGTAATTGGTAGAAGCTACACTCAGGATGGTGAATTTAACAATGCACGAGTTCCTATTCAGCAACTTACATCTAACTCAGGTGCTGCTAAAACTCAGATGTTGATTGCTAACTACAATCATTATCTTGAAATGATTAGATCTGTGACTGGCCTTAATGAGGCTAGAGATGGATCTACTCCTGATCCTAATGCGCTAGTAGGTGTACAGAAGCTTGCAGCACTTAACTCTAATACAGCTACAAGGCATATACTTGAGAGTGGTCTGTTTATCTATAGGTCTCTTGCTGAGGCACTTACGTATCGTGTTGCTGACATATTGCAGTACGCTGACTTTAAGGATGACTTTGCTAACAAGATTGGTAAGTACAATGTATCTATCTTGAATGACATCAAGGACTTGTACATCTACGACTTTGGTATCTTCATTGAGATCTCTCCTGATGAGGAGCAGAAAGCACAGCTAGAGCAGAATATACAAATGGCACTATCTAAGGGAGATATTAATCTTGAGGATGCTATTGACATTAGAGAGATTAAGAACCTTAAACTTGCTAACCAGCTACTTAAACTTAAGCGAGTTAAGAAGCAGGAGTATCAAGAAAAGATACAGATGCAACAGCAGGCAATGCAAGCTCAACAGCAGATGCAGATTCAAGAGATGGCATCTCAATCTGCTATGCAAAAAATACAATTGGAGTCTCAGGCTAAGATGCAGTTTAAGCAGGCAGAGGTGGCTTTTGATATTGAGAAGCTAAAGGCAGAGGCAGAGCTTAAGAGAATGCTAATGGCTGAAGAGTTTAAGTATCAGATGCAGATTGCTGGTGTTAAAGAAACCGCACTTGCAGATAGAGATACGATGAAGGAGGACTCTAAAGCCAAGCGTATCAGTCAGCAGAATTCTGAGCAGTCTAAGTTGATTAACCAGAGAAAGAACAACTTACCTCCATTGAGTTTTGAGTCCAACGAGGACACGCTTGATGGGTTCGACATGGCAGAGTTTGAGCCACGTTAAAAAAAAATATATATTTGTAACATAAAATTTAATTAAATGGAAATCAAAGTAAGATCACTAGATGGAATTGAGCCAAAGAGTGTACAGGAAGTAGAGAAAGAACTACTTGAAAAACATGAAAGGGAGATTAATAGTGAAGTGCAGTTGGATACTTCTAGTATTGACAATGCAGTTCAAGAGATTACTCCTCAAGAGGAGGAGTTATCTGAAGAAAAAGTTCTTTCATATATTGGAAAAAGATATAATAAGCAAATCAATTCATTTGATGAGTTGATGGATCAGAGACAGAGCAATGAAGAATTGCCTGAGGATGTTGCAGCTTATTTGAATTATAAGAAGGATACTGGTAGAGGCTTTGATGATTTCCTAAAGCTTAGGAAAGACTACGAT